ATTGTCGAGAAAATCCTTCCGCGTGAGGACGGGATACTCCTTCACCCAGATGATCGTCTGCGAAAAGTAGAGCTGCGATTCGCGGAGAGCGTTCAAGTAGTTCCAGATGTTCGAGTACCCGCCCCAAATATAGAAGGCCCGGCCCGGTTCAAGCACTCGCTGAATATTGCCGAACCACAGCCGCAACAGGCGCGCGAACTCCTCGTCGGAGATGAAGTCGTTGACCAGCGGCCGGTCCTTGGGGCGAAGCTTCTTGGTCTGTCTGTCTCGAGCACCATAGATTGACCGTTTACCACGGATGACGATGTCCATGCCCTGCTGGCCGATGGGCCGGTCGCCGCTGGCGGCGATGGCGTTGTTGCTCCGGCTGGCGACGCCGACATTGTAAGGCGGGTCGGTGTTGACCAGTTGCACGGTCGCGCCGTCCAGCAGCCGGTCCACGTCCTCGGCCTTGCCGCTGTCGCCGCACAAGAGCCGGTGGTTACCGAGCAGCCAGAGGTCGCCCGGCCGCGTGATAGCCTCGTCCGGCGGCTCGGGAATGGCGTCGGGGTCAGTCAGGCCCTCCGTGCCCATCGCGCCGAGCATCTTCTCCAACTCCGCCGACGAGAAGCCCAGGAGTTCCAGGTCCACGTCCATGCCGCGGAGTTCCGACAGCTCGATGGGCAGGAGTTCCATGTCCCATGTGGCCAGGTCCGCGACCTTGTTGTCGGCGATGCGGTAGGCCTTGACCTGCGCCGGGGTGAGGTCGGTCGCCACGTGGACTGGGACCGTCTCCAGGCCCAGCTTCTGTGCCGCCTTCCAGCGCGTGTGACCGACGACGATGACGCCCTCGGCGTCCACGACGATGGGCTGGCGGAAGCCGAACTCCCGGATGGACCGGGCGACCGCCTCCACCGCACCGTCGTTGTCGCGTGGGTTGTGCTCGTAGGGCTTGATGTCCGAAACCTTGCGAAGTTCGACCTTCATGGCTCAATCCTCCTTGCCCACCGGCCCGGCGGGTCTCCGAAATCGTCCAAGGGTTCCGCCCCGTTCGCGCCAGGTTCCGCCAGGTTGCAACCTTCCCGCCGGGGCGGCGGATTCCTCGACTCCACGAACGGGTCGCGCCAGGGCGCAACCTGGCGCGTCCCCCCGCGCCGACCTGCCTGCCGGCAGGCAGGAAAACCGGACACGCAAAACAAACTGTGCCCAAACGCGCGACCGTTCCCGCCGCCATCTCGGCGCGCTCGTGCGGCGGAGGAACCGTGAAACATGGAACGCGCACGCGCGCACGCACCCCAGCCCGCGCGACGGCCTTCAGGCCGTTCGCGCGCTGGGGGGTATGGGGGGGTGTGCGCGCAAATGAGTTCGTTTGTTCGCCACCGTTCACAATGGGTTGCCAAAGCACGACTTGCGCGTTGTGCCCTCGGCGAACACCTGGCGAACAGTTCGCACGAAGTGCGCGGCGAACTCCACCCTCAGTTCGTGCCACTGTTCGCCTCCAGTTCGCCGTCAGTTCGCTCCCCCAATTCGCGTCGAATCTGCTGCACGTATCGCATTGACACGCCGCAACGCTCGGCGAGGTCCTTCGTAGGCAGTTCAGGGTGTTCCCGGAGTGCGGCCTCTACCAAGTAACGACTGTTCTGCGGCGTCGTCTCAGACGGCTCGACCGTGGCATAGACGAGGGTCTTGCGGTGGCCGACGGTCCAGCGGAAGGCGAGACCTTCTTCCTCGGCCAGATCGAGCAGTCGTTTCACACGTCGGGACGAGAGGCCCTCGGCTTCGGCCTCCTCCAGGATGCGGGCCTGGCTCTTGGGCTGTTCGGCCAGGAAGCGTTCCACGAAGCCCGCGGCGTCGTAGGACACCGGCTGCTGGCCGCCGTCCGCGGCGCTCCGCTTGCCGCCTTCCTTCCGCAGCGCCGCCGGATCGAGGTCGTCGGCGGGCATCCACACCGGCCAGGCCCAGCGCAGGCAGCGCGGGGGGACGGGCGGCCAGGAACGCACCGCCGCCTCCATGACCACGGCGTCCTCCTCCTCGTGGCGGCGTAGGACCAGGTGCGTGTCTGTGGCGCGGGACTGTGCGCCGGCACCCGCCCCGACGTCGGTGACCTCCTTGAGAGACTGGTTGCCCTTGCTGGTGTGGTGAATGATGACGAACGAGCACTTCAGGTGGTCGGCGTAGGCGTCGACGTAGTTGTAGAGGTTGGCCATTGTCCCGTTGTCGTTCTCGTCGGTCCGCATGGGCAGAAAGCGGTAGAAGGCGTCGAGGATGACGACCTTGAAGCGCCCGGGCGTGAACTGCCGGAAGTAAGGACCGAGCGCAAACAGGTCCACCAGCCGTCCGCGAAGGTTCTCCACGTACACCCGGTCGGCCACGTCATCGAAGGCGATGCCCCTGGCGGCGGCGACCTTCGGGACGCGGTTGGCGCTGGTCTCGCCGTGGAGTTCGTTGTCGAGGATGAGCACTTCGCCCGGCGCGCAGTCCATGCCCAGCCACGGCCGGCCGGTGGCGACGGCGAGAGCCAAGTCGATGACAAGCCAAGACTTGCCAACCTTTGGCTGCGCGATGACGTTCATCGTCTCGCCCTGGCGAAGCAGGCCCTCGATGACTGGTTGGCGCATGGCGGGGCAGGCGGCCACCAGTTGTCGCAGGCTCCGGGGCGGCGCGGGCGTCGTGCCTGCCTGTGCCGTGCCCGGCACGCCAGACAGGCCGCCTGTTGTCTTCAGGCTGGAGAGGTCCACGCCTTGGGCGGAGCGCTCTTCCGCCGCCCGCCTGGCCGATGCGATGGTCTTGGCGACGTAGTCGGCGCGGAGGGCCTTCTCCGGTTTCTGGCCGTGCTTTCGCCGGGCGGCGATGAGGAGATTGGCTATCTCCTGGTCGGTCCAGCCGTTCAGCGCGGCGATGTCTGCGAGCGACAGGTCGTAGGAGCTCTGCGACTGATCCGCGAGGTCAGGCCGCTGGCGGTTCCACGCCTGGGCGAACGCCGGACAGACTTGATAGAGCTGAGCGAACTTGTCGGCCGGCGGCTCGGCGTCGGGCCGCAGCGCAAGTGCGCCCACCTGCGCCTCGTCCATCTCGGCCGGGACCTCGTCAGCCGCGAACGGCTCGAAGTCGTCGGGGTTGTACCGGCGGTCGTTCGACTCGAGGATGCGGACCTCGACGGGCGTCTCGCCCTTGCGATTCACCGTCCCTGGCAGACGCAGGACACGCGCCAGGTCGCCGACGGAGTCCATGTCCCAGCCGAAGGACCGCGCCGCATTGCGGACCGTCTCCACCCAGCCCTTGGCGCGCTTGGCCGCCTCGATGCGCTCGTCGTCCGTCTCGAAGGTCCACGGCTCCTTGAAGAGCCAGTAGGCGTGCAGGCCATGGCCGGAGTCCACCAGGACGCTGGGGGCGAGCGGCAGTTTGTCCAGGATGGCTCGGGCTTCGTCGATGGTGCGCGGCAGCGGCTTGTCCGCCCGCCACGGCGCGGCCAGGTCAACGTCCGCCCACAGGCCGACGATGGCTGCGATATCGGACGCGGAGTTGCGCCTGCCGAAGTTCCGCCCCGCAAGGCCGACGCCAAAGTAGACCTCCTTGGTCTTCGCCTCCTCAACGGCGTGGAGCGCCGCGGCGGTGAGCGACGAGAAATGCCTCGTCCGCCGGTCGGGCAGCGTGAAGACGCACAGCCGCCGGTTCTCGGCGACCGCTTCGGCGAACAGCATGTTCAGGAACTCTTCCATGCAGTTCCTCAGAACGGGATGTCATCCGCGTCATCAACGGTGCTGGCCACGGTTTCGCCCGCGCCGGCGTCGTCGTCCCAGCCGGGTTCGCGGTACGCGGGCTTCTCGTCGAGTTCGTAGCCGACGATGCGGTCGAACTCCTCGCCCGCGACGCTCCGCACGGTGATGGACTTCGTCGCCGCCAGCGCCCCGTGCTCGGCGAAGTAGACGGCCTCTTCGGCGGTATCCGGTACGGGAACGTCCGAGCGCTTGCGCCACCAGAGTTCAGCCTTGTGCCGCGCGTAGCCCGTGTGCTCGAAGCAAATCCATTCCGACTGCCACCGGTTGAAGCCGATGCGGTACTCCACCCGCATCGAGCGCGGCGCGTCCGGCGGCGCGCCTCGCTTCACGTGGACGCCGTAGACGATCTCCTGCACGGGATAGGTCTCGATGGTGACATCGCCGGAGAGGATGCCGGTCGAATCTGCCGTGCCCGCGTGCCTAGCCCTGCGCTCGTCGTCGCGCTTGAAGAACTCGTACCCGCAATCCGGGCAGACCGAGTAGCCGGACGAGATGAGCGAGCGGCACTGAGGGCATTCCTTCGCAGGGGCGGGACCGGAAGACTTCCCGTTCTCGATGCGGATGGCGTCCACGGGACCGTGCCGGAGCACGTTCCCGCCGAAGTCGAGGACGAGGCAGTCCTTCTTGCCTTCGCAGAGGCGGAAGCCCCTCCCGACCATCTGGTAATAGAGGCCCGGCGACATGGTCGGCCGGAGCATGGCAACGCAGTCGATGTTCGGCGCGTCGAAGCCGGTCGTCAGGACGTTGACGTTCACGAGGTACTTGAGCCGCCCGGCGCGGAACTCCCGCAGCGTCGCGTCGCGCTGGAAGTCGAACGTCTCGCCGAAGACGGCCTCGGCGTGTGCCCCCATCCGCCGGAGCGTCTCCATCACGTGCGTCCCGTGCTTGACTCCGCTGGTGAAGATGAGGCACGCCTTGCGGTCGCGGGTGTAGTCGAGGATTTCCCGGCAGGCCGACTCCACGAGGAGGTCGGTGTCCATGAGCGTCTCGACTTCGCTGGTGATATACTCGCCCGCCCGGACATGGAGGTCGCTCGTGTCGGCCTTCTCCCGGCCCGCCTTCGAGACCAGGGGGCAGAGGTAGCCTTGGATGATGAGCTCGCGCACGCCGATCTCGTAGCAGACCGCGTTGAGGACGTTCTCCGGCGCGCAGATGGGGCCGCTTGTCATGCGGAACGGCGTCGCGGTCAGGCCGATGATCCGCAGCGCCGGATTCGTCTCCTTCAGCGCGGCGATGAGTGTCCGGTACATGCCGTCGCCGTCCGGCGGGATGCAGTGGGCCTCGTCGATGACGACGAGGTCGAATCGCCCGAGTTCCGCCGCCCGCCTGTAAACCGACTGCACGCCCGCGACGATGACGGGGTGCTCGGTATCCCGGCTCTTCAAGCCCGCCGAGTAAACGCCTATCTGGTGCCACATCTCCGGCGCGACCAGGTGGAGCTTCTCCACGGCCTGTTCGAGCAGTTCCTTCACGTGCGCGACGATGAGGACGCGGCCCTCCCATCGGCCGACGGCGTCCTTGCAGACGGTCGCCATGACGGGCGTCTTGCCCCCCGCCGTGGGGATCACCACGCACGGGTTGTCGTCGCGCCGTCGCAGGTGCTCATAGAGCGCCTCGACGGCCTCCTGCTGATAGGGGCGAAGTTGCATCATCGGATTTCCACCAGGACGGCATATTCGCCGGGTCTTCCGTTGCGCTGTGCGTAGAGCCACCTCAGCCGCTCATCGCCGTCGTCCAGACCTAAGGCGTCGGCCACGCCGTCGCGGACGTGCTTGAGCGCGGCGGCGAGGTTGTCCGAATCGAGCCGGCGCGGCCCGATGCGCGTCAGCCGCACGACGGTTTTTCGCTTGTCCAAGTCTGGCGGCAGCGGGGCAAGGGCCGCCCGGACGAGTTGCCGGGCGGCCTCGCGCTGCTTGTGCGCCCTGCGGGCGCGCCGCCCCCAGTGGCCGCGAAGGTTCGGCTCGGACCACGTGCGAATTGGAAGCAGCACCTCTGTCATCCGCGCCTCCACGGCGGCGTCGGATTGGGGTTCTGGGCGGGCTTCGCTCCACCCCAAGCGGTCTCGCGCTTGGTATAGCCCTTGATTTCGTTTCGCACTTCACCGTCGGCGTCGGTCTTCTGCTTGACGGTGATGCACAAAGGCAAGTTGTGGAGCTCGCAACTGTCCTTCGGCTGCATGACGCCAACCGCGCGGCAGATGGCCGAGAGTTCCGAACGGGCAATCTGCACTGTCAGCGGGTTGGGGTTGTCCAGGTTCAACCGCTCCCAGATGAGCCGCCCCTTGTGCGGCCCCTCGATGACCTGGAAGGTGAGTTCCAGGTACGAGCCGTTGCCGTTGCGGGTCGGTCTCATCTCCGAGGCTGTGATGACGGCGACGTACTTGCCCGCCGGCAACGGCTCGAAGTCCATCGTCGGTTCCACTTGGTTCGCGTCGAATCCTTGCAGGTTAGCCATGGGTCACTTCTCCTTTCAGTTTCTGGGGTTCCTGGGTCAGACCCGCCATCAGGGCGGGCCATGAGAGGGGCAGTTCGGCCGGAAGGCCGAAACGGTTCTTGGCGACACATGCGGGCGAGCCGACGCAACGCAGGATGCGCTCGCCGCCTTCGGCTCCCACGCCGACAGCAATTGTTCGGGTTCGGCCGAAGCCGGTGTCCTCGGTCTCCGTGCGGTACTTCCGCGTGGCGAAAAGGACGGCGTCGCACCATTCGGTCAGCAGGGCGCAGGCATGCTTATGCAGGCGCGGGGAGTAGCGGTCGTAGGTGGTCGCCTCGGGGTCCTCGAACTTCTCGACCTTCGCGTGGGCGATGAGGATGACCGCCATGCCTTTGCCCACGCGGAGTGCGTTCAGGGCGTCCACCACCTTCCGCCAGTGGGTGAGGGCATGGACGTAGCCGCGCTGGTAGCCGCCGTCGGCCTTCTCGATGCTCGACACGCGAAACTCGGCGCAGACGGCGTCCCAGATGAGCCGCTCGGTCCAGTCGAGGCTATCGAGGACGACCGTCTGGTACGGGTGCTCCACTGCGGCCAGTTCCGCCAGCGCCGCTAGTACGTCATTGACCGTGGTCGCCAACGGGAACTTTTCGCAGGCGATCTCGTTCAGGCCGTCCTCGGTCTGGATGAAGACGGGCTTCGGCGCATTGGCCGCCAGCGTACTCTTGCCGATGCCTTCGGTTCCATAGACCAGCAGCCGCGGCGGCATCGGCGTCTTGCCACGCTGGATGGTTTCCATGAGTCCCATCGTTTCATCTCCTTCCTGTCCCAGAGGGACGCAGATGACGGGCGGGCGGGCACAGGGAGTCCCGACCGGGTGGCCCGAGGCCCGGTCACGCCATCCCGCCCGCCCGTCGGTTCACACATAATTGAATGCCCGGACCTCCTCGTACAGCGTCGGCCATGCGCCCTTCTGCTCGCATTCGCCAAGCCGAGCGATGGCTGCCTCGTTCTCTCGTTGGCATTGGTCCAGAACCGCTTCGGTGATCCGCCAAACTCCCGCCCTGAACAGCGGACGTTTCTCCACGGCCACAAAGAAGCAAGGAGCCTTCCGGCCCAGGACTTGGGCTAGAAGGCTCCGATAGAACGCCAGTTGGTATGCGTACCCGTAGCGACGGGCATCGGCCTCGAACCAGTCGATATCGTCCGTACTTTTCAGGTCGATGATCCCCTGCTCGGGATTGAAGAAGTCGAGCCGCGCCTGGCACGGCCGGCCGCAGTACTCGGTGCGGATGACGCCCTCGGCTATGCCGTCGGAGAGCAGTTCGGCCGCGATTGCATGGGAACGGACGCCTGTCGCAAGGTTCACGATCAGCGCGAACTGCTCCTTGGTAATGACGGGCTTGCCCTGTGCTGCCGCCCAATCGGCGTAGGCTTGGGTGCTTGTCCCGAAGGGCTTTCCCGTGCGGGCGTTCACCGGGCCGTCACCGACGACGTACTCCGCGTCGAAGCACTCATGGCCTTCAAGGATGAGCACGTGTGCCGCCCGGCCGAGGACATAGGCAGGCCGTTCCTCGTCAGCGATCAGACCTTGCACCTTGTGCCAGTAGAGGAGCGGACAGTGCCGGAAGTCCGCCAAGGCGTGGCTGGTAAGGTGCGTCTTGGCCTTCTGGCGGTACTCGGCGTCCGACTCGCGGACGAGGAAATCGAGGAGCGTCATCACTCGGCCTCCTTCGCCGGAAGCCACGTGAGGCTCATCCGCCCGGTGACTTTGCAGATGCGGGCCGGGCCGTTCTTCACAAGTCCCGCGTCGCGGAGTTCAGGCAGACGGCGTGAAGGAGCATGACGCTCCAGCCCCACGGCGACGGCGATCTCGGCGGCCGTCTTGCCGGGGTGCTTCAGGGCTTCACTGAGGCAAAGCTGCCTGTGCGCGCTCGCGCGCCCGCTCGCTTCGGCCTCGCGTGCCGCTTCATGCGACGTGAACGGGTCGCTGTTTCTCGCTCGGGCCATGGTTATCTCCCTGTGTGCTGCGTGCTGGTCTCCGCCTTGGGTCCTGTCGTGCGGTCCGGCTCGGTTCGCTCGCCCTTGCGGTTCTTGATGAAGGTCACGAGCATGTCCGCCACCGTGCCGACCAGCTCGTCCGTATCCCGCTCCGAAAGGGCCTCGTAGTGCCGCTTAATCTGGATGGGGGGCGTGGTCGTCACCGGCTACGCCCTCCGAATGGCGAGGAGAAAGTCCTCGATGGCCGGGTGCGGCTTGAGGCTGGGGCGCGCCGTCGCATCGCCGTTTCCGCCGCCGTCTCCCCTGGCCTCGATGCGCCGGAGGGCCTTGCCCCGGATGACGTCCAGGTTCTTCACCAGCCGCCAGACGAGGTCGTCGTCCAGCCGGTGCACCGCCACCAGGCCTCCGATGACCAGGGCCTCTTCCTCGAAGAGGTCGTTGATGAGCTGCTTGGCCTCGGTTCGGGTGATCATCTCCGTCGCTCCACGGTCGCCGGTCATTCGCTTCGTCTCCGAAAGACAAAAGGCCCGTCGGGGGACATCGAGCGGGACAGGATTCCTCATCGCCCATCCTCGGCTCTGCGGATGGCGGCCTCGGCCCGGAGTCGGCGCTTGCGGGCGAGGTCGCAGCTCATGCCGGTCTCGCGGGCGTACTGGGCGGCGGATTTGCCGTAGACGCGGGTGCCCACGAGGAGAAGGAAATCGGCCTCCGAGATGCGCCCGGCGTCCGCGTGCTCGCGGAGCCGCTTGATCTCGGCTTCCTGCTTGGCGCGGAGGTCCATCGCGTCGAAGTCGAGTTCTTCGCCACCTGCGAGCAATTCCTCGAGCTGCTCCGGGTCGATGGCGGTCTCGTGCTCCGAACGGTTCCAGACGCGGCGATACTCGTCGTGGAGCCGGTGGATGGTGCCGCTCATGAGCCGCTGGACGAGGCGGTCGGTCCGACGGCCGACGTCGAGCCGACAGACGGTTTGCAGGAACGCCCACTGGACGTTCTGCCAGCGCTCGTCGGCGTCTGCGTCCCAGCGCTTCTTGCGGTTGAAGATGGAGTCCAGGCCCGGCCAGAAAACGGCCAGAAGGATGGCCCGCCAGCGCGGGTCGCGGTCGCCCGCGTGCGCCGTGAGGATAGCCAGAAGCGCCTCCTCCTTGTGCGGGTCGTCGGACGCCCCCGCGCGCATGAACGCGATGAAGTCCGACCAGTCGCCGAACCGGCGAAGGAAGGCGTTGGTCTCGTGAAGTTGCCGCAGGAGGGAGGTGTAGGTCTCGCCCCCGAGTTCCTGCTCCAGCCGCTGACGGTCGTGATTTCTGTTCGAGCGCATGGAGCGCTCGGGTCAGAAATCACCGTGGCGACATTAGATGAGGGGCGGGGCCGGCGGCAAGTCCTTGAAACACAAGGGGTTGTGGAAGGCTTGCGGGTGCGAAGATTTCTTGGAAATGCCGTCGGGACGCCGGTCAGAAATTACCGACGTGTCTCCCGACGTGCTGACTTCCGATTATCAGATTATCGATGACTTTGAGTATGGACGTGTCCCAGGGGAAGCGGTCCTGCTGCCCTGTCCATGCAGCAGCCATCTCAGCAAATGCCGTGTCAGCAACCACGGCGGCAAAGAAATCGGATACGACGCGTCGCAGCAACGCCCATTCGGCCGTCAAATCGTTCTTGATGTTCCTGTTGCCCAGAAGGTAAGTCAGCGTGTACTCCCGGTCAATCGGAGGCACCACATTGGGCATCATGTGATGCATCGCCTTCGAATTGCCGACGAGGCGGGTCTCCGTCGCCATGATCCTGATACCGCAGAAGACCTCCCTGATGGTATCCCAGTCAGGGTCGGTCATTGCCGACAGAGTGAACTCCTGTGCCTGTGCGATTCTCTCTCGCAAAGGTACAACGCTCTCGAAGAAGACATCGAAGTTCTGCATCTTGGAGCCGCCTTTGCCCATTCTGTGCATGCCCCAAGAGGTGAGCGTGGCGTAGACATACTCGAGGTGTTGCTCGGTCACGTCGGGGCTTCTGGTCGCAAGGGCACGCCGGTGGAAGTGGAGACTTGGTCCGCCGAACCGCTCCGCATCGTAGTACGCGCGATGATATGCGTCTGCATTCTTGAGTATGTCCGCTATCTGCCGCTCAAACAGCATTGCCGGTTCCTCTCTTGAACTTGTCGTGGTCATGAAGACTCCGGTCAGCGCGCGTCACAGACATCAAAAATCGAAACCCACTTCTCCTCGATCTCCGCGAACTCGAAGGGCGAGTCGTCGATGCTCATGAGCTTGCTCAACACGCCGCAGAGTTCCAGCATCCCCTTGTCGTTGGCCTTGCGCTGGACGGTTCCCTTGCCCGCCAGGACCGCCAGGAGCGCCTGACCGGCGCGGTTCGGCCGGCCCCGGTCGTCGGCCAGGCCCAGCGTGCGCAGGTCATACGTCCGCTCGACGGTGCCCTCGCGCTCGGCGGCCTCCCACTGGTGCACGTCGCCGCCGTCTTCCTCGTCCTCCGTGTAACCGGAGGCGGAGAACGTCTCGCTGGCGGTCACGACGATGCGAACGCCGGTCTCGCCATGCGGGGCGATGGACACGTTAGTCCAGGACGCGCCTTCAGGCGTCGGGAATTGCAGTGTTCGCTCGGATGAGATTCGGAAGGCCGTCCGGTAGGCCGACTCGTCCTTGTCATAGACAATCGACTCGCCCTCGATACCGGGCAGAAGCGCCGCGAGCCGCTGGCGCAGGTCAGACACGTACTGCTTGAGGTTGGTCCGGGTCTTCTCATCGACGGCCTTGAACGGCAGGACTCCGCCGTGCATGCCGAACATCTTGAGCAGGGCCCAGAGGCGGTCCGGTGTATCCTTCTTTCGCCGCTCCTCGAAGCCAGCCTCCGCGAAGGTATAGTCCTTGCGTTTCCCCTTGGCCTCGATGCGGAGCGCGGCGTCCGTGACCACGAACCGCACATCCGCCCACGTCGTGCCAGCGGGGGTAGGGAAGGACACCAGCGGAACGGCCGGAGTCTTTTTCCGCCCCGTGGTCAGCAGAGCTTCAAGGTGTCCGCGGTCAATGGACAGCCCCGTTTCGTTCCACGTGGCCACGGTCTTGAGAGCCACCACGGGCGGCGCGTCGCCGTTCCAGATGCCTTCGGGCGGCACTTCACCGGCGACGAGCACGAGCGCCGACTTGGCGGCGTTGAGGCGTGTGCTCTCTCCCAGGACTTCGGCTGCGTCCTGCCACGTCAGTCCGCGTGCCAGGAACAACTCGCGGGACATCGCGGCGATGGTGGCCTTCCCCAGGAACCAGATGCGGCTGGGCACAAGTTCCTCGACGTCGCCTGCCAGTTCCAGGGCCCGGGCGGTGGCGCTTGCGACGCCGCCGAAGTCGACCTCCCATTGCCTGAGCCGATCCAGGGGAACGCGCACGCGACCGTGTTCTGGGCAATGGATGTAGGCACGCACGGGCGAGCGGCGCGGACTCTCGATGAACGTCACGTCTTCGACGTGCCCGTCGGCGCAGGCGTCGCAGGTGACCGACGTGGCGTTCTCGACCTCGTGGACGAGCCCAGCGTCGGCGAACCGCCCGACCAAGCCGTCGTCCCACGCCGCGACCTCGTCGCCGCTGAAGCGCGGTTCCTTGGCGTCGGCTCGTTCCCATATCTCGGCGAGGGCGTCACTCACGTTCGAGCCCCCACAGCTTCAGGTACTTCTTGGCCACCAGGTGCTCCGGCTTGTCCTTCAGGTTGCAGGAGTCGGGCATCGATACCCTGAAGGAGACCGTCTTGTCGCGGCGGCCGTTGCCATTGCTGAACCGCAGCTGGATGACGGCCGACGTCACGTTGACCATCGAGAGCGGAAGTCTCTGCTCGTGGAGCGCCTCTTGGATGAGGTCGTGGATGTCCGAAGGCGCGCCTTTCGGCGGCACCTCGAACGTGATGCGTTTGCGCTCGTTGCCGACGATGGACAGCCGCATCTGCCGCGTTCTCACCTCGGTGATGCGGTCCGCCGGGTCGGTCGGGAAAGCGAACGCGCGGTTCTTGAGCCCGTTCAATTCGTAAGGGTGCGAGTTCCTGTTCTCTTCGCCCAGCTCCTCGTGAAGAATGGTGCGGCTGAAGAGTCTCTGCAGGTCCTGCTTCAGGTTCTTGTCGCCCTGCGCGTAGAGGTCGAGCGTGCCGTCGACGGGGTCATAGATGAAGACCACCTCGAATGCGGGGTTCTGCCGCCGCCGCTCGAACCGTCCCTGGTCGTCATATCCGATAAAGGTGTCCGTGTAGTCCTTCGGGTAGCCGAAGAAGTAGTGGTAACGGTCCGCCCGGATGTAATGCTCGACGTTGCACCATTTCCCACGGCCCTGGTTCTCGCGGTAGTAGGCTCCCAGGGCGTCCCCAAGTTCGCGGATCGCTTCGGCGGAAAGGTCCGGCTGCTTCTTGGGAATGTCCTTCCGTTTACGCCAGTAGCGGCCATTGAGGTGGTCGGCGCGGTCCAGGATGGACACGAGGCCGAACAGCTCCCGGTGGTTGAGGAAGACCCAGAAGGCCTTGTTGAGGAAACCGTCGTGGGCCTCGAGTTCCGCCGCCAGGTTCATGTCGGGGTCGTGGAACCTGCTCTCGTCTATCAGCGCCCGCGTGCCGTCTTCCGAGGCCAAGTCGAAGATGTCCCGGAAATCCTGCTCGACCTCCTCGGCCTTGTCCTCGGGCAGCGCCTGCCACGCTGCGTAGACGGCATCGACGTCCGTCTCCTCGAGGTTGTCCCAATCGACGTCGCCCAGTTCGCCCCGGGCCGTGAAATACTCCCTGAGCAGCGCGTTCTCCGCCTGCCGCAGGAACAACTTGGGTGCGTAGTCGTTCGCCATCGGCCGCTCCTTGCCTATATCTGTATCTGTTGCGGAAAGCGGCCGAGGTGACGCTGGACGCCGACCACCTTCCCCTGGATTCTGAACTCGCCCGTCCGCACGTGGATGGACTGCATGCGGCTGTTGGCCGGTTCCAGTCTGACGCCGTCGTCCTCGCGGTGGAACCGCTTGAGCGTGGCCTCGTCCTCGATGAGCGCCACAACCACGTCACCGTCCTCGGCGGTGTCCTGCTTGCGGACGATGACATAGTCGCCGTCGAGGATGCCCGCATCGACCATGCTGTCGCCGACCACCTGAAGGGCGAAGCCGCCGCGCCCGCGAAGCAACTCCTTGTTCACGTGGAGGGTTCCGGTCTCGTGCTCGATGGCCTCGACGGGACGGCCCGCCGGGATGCGGCCGACGATGGGCACCTCCACGCAGCCGCAGGGCACGCGCTTCCGCCCCTTGACGATGAGCGACCGCGCGCCCAGTTCGCCCCGCTCCAAGTATCCCTTCCGCTCCAGTTCCTTCAGCAGATGGAAGACGCTGGAACTTTTGATGCCGAAGGCGTCGCCGATTTCGCGCACCGTCGGCGGCATGCCGTGGTCGCGGATGAACGCCTTGACCCAGGCGAATGTCTCTCGCTGGCGGGGCGTCAGTTTGTCCCGTGTCTCTGTCTTCTTCGTCGTCATTTCATTTTCAGGCCGAAACCGGTCCAATGTTGGCCGTAATCCCCGACTGTCTTGCCAGACAGGGCATCCTTTAGCGTCACGACAACGAGTTCGTCCTTTGCATTGGTGGCCAGATAGGCGTAGACTACCGAGCAGAATTCCTGCTTGGCCTCAAAGTCCAAGAGGTAGAAAGGCGAATCCACCCATATCGTTGCTCCGCGATCCCGAAAATCGACCTTGCGAAACACCCCCCGACTGATGAGCGTCTGGATCAACTCCTTTCGTTCAGGCTGCTTGGCCTCTTCTTGCTTCCACTTCTCAGCCTTCGCAAGTTCTTCTTGTTGATGCTTTTCCGCCTTCGTGGCTTCGTCTTGCCTTCTTTTCTCCGCTTGCTCTGGTGTTCCCGGGCCGAAAACATGCTCGCCACAAGACTTTATCCCCCAGACACACAGGCCAGCCAGAAGGCAAAGCGCGAGTAGTTGGGCGAAACATCCTGGCTTCTTCTTGTCAGTCATAGCCGTCCTCCGTAGAGTCATTTGTCCGACCCAGACCCGATTTTCCGCGCGATCTTCATGCCGTTCTCGACGACCGTCCGATAGGCGTCGTTTCCATCATTGTGAAAGTCCGCGTGGAGCGGGTCATGGTGCAGAACCGAATCAAGCGCGAGTTCAAAGTACTTGTCCCATTCCAAATGGTCGCCGATGTACCGGTCCTTTACTACCTTGGGAGCCTCAACTTCAAGTTTGAGCTTGCCCCCGTCCGTGATGAACGCCTCGTTGACTCGTAGCACATCGACTACCGTTTCCTTGCCGTGTCTGTAGACGGCCAGCATGTACCCTACTTCATCAGCGAAGCGATTCCACTTGTCCTCCTGTTCCAGCAACTCCTTGCCGAACTTGCGTTCACGAACCTTCTGCTTCACCTGCTCTCGCTTTTCAGCCAATGCTGGATTACGCCGCTCGACTTCGGAAATCGCCGCCGATAGATCCGCCTTACTCATGGATGGCAGGACTTCGATGCCCAGGCGTGCGGCATACCTTCGCTGCTTCTCTGTCGGGGGGTCAACGGGCGGTCGCTTCCTCTTGAAAAAACCGAACATGACCTTTGTTCCTTTCCTTGTTGTCGGTTCTCCTGGTCCGCGTGCGCGCAGCGAAGGACGCCAACACCGCACGCATTGTCTCACCGAACGCCACCAGTCTATCTAACGCACGTTAGAAGTCAAATGCTTTTTCGCCGTCCCGCATGTGCTTTCCACAGGGGCCTTTTGGGAAATGGAAGAATCGGACAGGAATCCCCTTGGCTTTTCCGCCCGGATGAGCAAGGGTGTGATCGTGCTTGGCGGCGCAAGTGGCCGCATGAGAACATGTTAGGAGAACATGGCCCGATGCCGAGAATAGCGTTCTACACGCGGATCAGCACCGACGAGGACCACCAGAAGTACTCGCTCGACGCCCAGAAAGACCGTCTGGAGGCGTACTGCAAGAGCCAGTACGGCGACAACTGGACGCTCCACAAGGTCTACCGCGACACCGAGAGCGGTACGCACATGAACCGGCCCGGGCTGGAGGAGATGCTCTACGACGCCTCGGTCAAGGCGTTCGACGTGCTGCTGGTCTTCCGCGTGGACCGGCTGTCCCGCAAGGTCCGCGAGCTCGCCCAGATGGTGGACGAGCTCACCAAGCAGAACATCGTCCTCAAGAGCATCACCGAGCCGTTCGACACCGCCAACGCCGCCGGGAAGATGATGCTCCAGATGCTCGGTGTCTTCGCGGAGTTCGAGCACGCGACCATCGTCGAGCGAACCAAGGTCGGCATGGAGAAGAAGGCCAAGGGCGGCGACTTCGTGGGCGGCATGGTGCCCTACGGATACCGGCTCGACCCGGAGAAGGGCCTGGTCGCCCGCGAGGAAGAGGCACTCGTCGTCAGGAAGATGTTCCAGATGTACGCCCTCGGCCGGGAGGGCACGCAGACCATCTGCAAGAAGCTCAACGGCTCCGGCTGCCGCAGGCGGAGCGGCAAGAAGTGGGACAAGCGGGTCATCATCAACATCCTGCGGAACCCCGTCTACGTCGGCAAGCTCCGCTGGCGCGAGGTCATCTACGAGGGCAACCACGACGGCATCGTCTCCGAGGTGCTTTTCAGCCAGGCCCAGGAAATCCTGGACCAGCGGCGGGAGGACGTCAGCGGCAGGCGGTGGAACAACGGCTCGCGGCTCCTGTCCGGCCTGATGAAGTGCAAGCGGTGCGGCCGACCGATGGTCGGCATCAGTTGCCGCAGTCGGAAGGACGCCGGCAGCATCCCGTACTACGTGTGCACCAAGCGGCTCTCGACCCACGACTGCGACCAGGACTATGTCCGGGCGGACTTGCTGGAGGCGGGCATCGTCCAGGACATCAAGGCCATGCTTCAGGACGAGAACCTCATAGCCCGCATCTGGGCAGAGGCCAACAAGCGGCTCGAATCGGAGAAGCCCGACCTCACCAAGGACATCCGGCGGGTGGAAGCGCAGATGGCCGATGTCCGGGGCCGCGTGGATCGCTACCTTGAGGCCTTCGAGACGGGCAGGCTCGACGCCGATACCTGCAATGGAAAGGTCCGCGACCTCAAGGCCCGGCTGGCCGAGCTGGAGGCCGAGCGTACCGACCTGGAGGAGCGGCGGGAGCGGCTGAGCCTGCCGGAACTCGACCGCGAGTTCTTGCGGAAGACGCTGGCGGACTTCGAGGAGGTCCTGGCCTCGGCGGAGAACGCAAAAAAGAAGCACCTTCTCCGCCAGTTGGTGAAGAAGGTGCTCGTTCACAGTCGCGATACGGTTGAGGTCTGGTACGGGTTACCCGGACCCGACCCCGCTCGTATCGCGGGAATAATGGCTCCGGCGGCTGGGCTCGAACCAGCAACCAAGTGGTTAACAGCCACCTACTCTACCATTGAGCTACGCCGGAGTGTTCCGCCAAAACCAGCCTTACCCTACCTCATTTCCCCGAGTATGTCAACCCCCCTCAGTAGCCCTCACGTCCGATGCCACAGCCCCCTCCCCTCCCGCCCCGCCCCGTGCGGTCGCACCCCCCGACGACAGATAGAGTTCCATCAGTTTCGCATACTTCAAAAAGACCCCGAAACTCGAACAAAGCGCAATGATTACCCCCCGAAGACCGTCCAAAATGCCCCGCTTCAGAACCAGCGCCTGAAATAG